AGTTGTTCGTGGGGCAAAGTTGAGGAACAGAAACAGTGAACGAAGATATAACTGAATACGAATTCCTACCCCCGGAGTACGTCTTGATCAAACGCAAGCATAAGGACGACACTAAGCTTGGTGGATCTTTGGTGCCATGCAAGATCATAGGATTCGAAGCGGAGGGTACAATCCTAACGATTGATGTGGACCTAACGAGAGTGCTCCAGATGGGGGGCTCCCATTCTAGCACACCGTAACAATTTATTACGTATATTACACATATTACGGCAACAGTTCGGAGTTCTTTACCATGCCAAGAGACCTTGTTCTAAACGCAAGAGTCGATACAACCTCTGTCGCGTCCATTGCGCATTTTATGCAAAACATTCGACAGCACCCCTCCAAGTCGTCCCTCATTGGCGACTCCATCGACGTACTCGCATCTATTCTTATCAAGCAGGGCAAAGCAAAAGTGTTCACTCAGGAGGAAGCCTATGGCTACCTAAACGAAATCGGTCTCGGTAATCTCAAGACCAAGTTGGAGGACTTGGCAGAAGATATCGCGACTGGTCCTGAAGTTACGCCAGACCTCCAGCGGATAATGGAGGAGTACAACAAAACCGATGAGGAGTAATTCTATGGGTAAAACTAACGCCCAAGAACTGTTCGACAAGATCCAGGACGGGGACGTCGAAGGCGTGAAAGACGCCAAGATGGAAGGTGACGAAGTTGTCATCGAGCCCGAAGATGGTTACATCGTGATCTCTGTCGCACACCCGAAGTCCGGCAACGAGTGCAAGTTCCTCCACCACATCGGTGGGTCGCTTGCAGAAGCCCAGGACATCTACACCGACGAGTTGATCTTCGACGGGTTCCGTCGCCAACTCGTTATCGCCGCGCAGGGAGTAGGCCGCGCTCTTCTCGATCAAGGCTATGAACCGGCGAAGGTCGAGGAAGAGATGGCAGAGTGGACCTATGGCACCAAGCGCAAGGGTACCCGCAAAGACAGCCAGAAGGCTCTCTTGGGTCAACTCGAAGGCGATTCGGTGGACGAAGTTATCGAGTCCCTCAACAAGGCTCGCGAAGAGATGGGCCTGCCGCCACTCGAACTCTAACCCGGAGACATCTGGTCGTGGTGTAATGTCAACACGCCTGCAATTCCCCCGCAGGTACTGCCGGTTAAAGTCCGGTCGGCCAGATGTTTATTGTTATGTCTATTTACGACGACATTCTGAAAAATCTACAAGATCGTATGCAAGAGAATATGCGTGAAGAGTTCTCTTTCCACCGAGCATTTGATCAAAACGTGAAATATCACAAAGGGTTTGTTCTAATCAAAGATATTAATGGACGACTGAGAGCATTCACAGTTAAAAACAAACCACTATGCCCGTGGGTCTTTCGAAATTTAGAACAAGCAAAGAAGTTTGCTGACTATGTAGACAAAAAGGCAAAACCTCACATGAGACACTCTTATGATCCAAGATGGAAGTCTGAAGCAAGAGAATACGTCATAACAGTTTGTGACGCTTGGATAGAGTCAGGTGGGGGTTATCCCGAAGCTATTAGATTGATGAATAAATTAGACACTGCTATGAGTCAGCAAGATTTTGGTTTATAGAAGCGTTACATTTTGTAACAGGTCTTACCATGAAAAAAGCAGATTGGTTACTAACTGCACAAGAATACGGGGCGGATGAAGCAGAGATAGAAACCCTATCTAAGCTAACCATCCCGAAGATTCGCCAGTCTATCGCCATGCACCTACTTGGCCCCGAGGCAGACTGGCGGGAGAGACATCGCATCCTCATGGACTCTCCTATGCTTTGTTCCCAATCTAAACACATGACCAAGAGTGTAATCAACGAACTGTTCGTCTCCAAGGATTGGGCGTTCGAGAAGAAGATCGACGGCGTTCGAGCTCTTGCTTATTACGATCAAGAATCACACACCAAGTGGAAAATATTCGGCAGGAATTATACTGTGTCTCATACCCCGGCCGACTTTACCTACCACGTAGGTATTGCTCCCACCGAGATTCCTTACAAACAACTGATTCTCGACTGTGAGATAACCATCCCAGAGGATTACGTCGATCTGTTTAACGCCCGTACTGTTCAAGACGCTACCTCTGGCCTACTCACTATGACAGAAGAACACGCCATGGACGTACAAGTGGCGAACGGCTTCAGACTTACTATCAACCCGTTCGACGTCCTTAGAATTGACTCCACAAGAATTGGCGGGTTGTCCTATGTTAACCGCGCCAAGTTCTTACGCAACCTAACTCTCCCCGACTCTTTTGAATGCGTCCCCCAGACATGGGATAAGAAGACAAAGTTCCTAAATCAAATCTGGATGGAAGGCGGCGAAGGGGTGGTTGTCAAGTATGCCCATGGCTTCTACCATCCGAACGAACGACGCGGACACAAAGAGTGGATCAAGATAAAGCGTGATATGGAGAGTGAGCTTATGACCGACATTGACGCTTTCATCGGAGGTTTTGAAGATGCACGAGAGGGAAGTAGATTCCGCGATCGAGGATGGATCGGTGCTGTTAAATTCTACGTTCATATCTCAGACGAGAATGATAGAATTCACCACATTGCTACCGTCTCAGGTATGCCGGATAGTCTTCGAGAGGCCATGTCAAAGCAACCCGAACTCTACCTCGACCGAGTCTACCCCATCAACGGAATGGACGTGTCTAGTCGAAACTACAGACTCAGCCACGCAACATGTGACTGGAACAGATACAAATTCGATAAACTAGAATACTCATGCAGGATTGCATGGAAAACCCTGGAGGACAACATTAGATGAACGAAGGAAAAGACATACCAGAATCTGTGTCCGTCATAGATTTTGCCGGACAAAGCTATGCTGTCCCAACTAGTATAGCCGCCGCTTTTCTCCAAACCTGCCAAGCTGTTGCCCCTGCGAGAGCTGGTGTGCAGGTTGTCTACTACACCACAGAATTCGACTACAACCGATTCTCTATTCGTCCGTGCTTAGTCGTCGACGAAAAAGATGATCACATAAAAAGGTTCCACGGCAACCCGTTAGGTATCCCACCCGTACCGGAACCGAAGCAAACTGAACTAGACTTGGAGGACAAACCCGATGATCAAATTCACGACGCCAGTGAACCACGTGGTCCAGCCACATCGGACGTGGGAGATACTGGACAGTAGCAAGATCAAACAACTAATGACTTGTGAAAGGTGGTACTTTTTCGAATATGTCTTGGGATGGAGACCAGTACGAACCTCGAACGACCTATTACATGGGTCTGCATGGCACGAGGCAATGGCCATTATGTTGGAGTCGAGAGTCGATCCACCCGGGCCGGGATACGATACTGACCTCATCCCCCGGGCTTTGGCTGCTTACTCGGCTGTCTACGAAGAACAATTCCCTCCGGGTACGGATGAGTATGAAGCTAATTATCCTAAGAATACGAAGGGCACTATTGAAGCCCTTCAGCGTTACGTAAAGGAATATGCCGCTGATGACTTTAAAGTCATGGTCTTGGATGGACAGCCTGCTATTGAGATTGCGGGCATGGCGTTACTCGATTTCGAGTCCGACCTCAAAATCGTTTTTCGATTGGACACCCTCGTGGAGGACGCCGCCGGGGACGGATGGATCCTCGAACGTAAAACCGCTAAAGCCTTCCCACGTCAGTGGATACAGCAGTGGGAGAATTCTATGCAAGCGTCGACATACATCCACGCAGCGTGGGCGTATCTCGGACGTGACCGGGTAGCTGGCCTAATTGCTGACGGTGTTGGTTTTCAGAAGACCGCCACCAAATTCCTACGTCAGTATGTGCGCCGCTCTGTACCCCAGATGCAGTTGTGGCTAGATAACACGCGCAGGTGGGTAGGACGCCTTCAGCAGGAGCACGATAGATTGGCTGACACCTCCCCTTCTGACCAAGTGATGGAGGCGTTTCCCTGCAATTTTGAAGCCTGCACGAAATTCTACGGCTGCCCGTATATTTCTTTCTGTACTGGAGGAGCGAATATACTCCGTCTTGTTCACAACCTCAAAGAGCGTGGGCAGGAAGCCCCGCCGACATACACTGTCGAGCGTTGGGATCCAACGGAGCATTACGTTGAACCAGCCAAGATCAAGGTGGAAGTCTAACCCCGATACCGGGGGCGGCTTTCAATAGAATACGGGGTCTATTGAGAGAGGCTAGTTGTCCTCCGGCCAGCTCCCGGTCATAAGGAGAACCCGTGAACCAAAAGAAATTCGACATTAAGGATAGCAAAGGAAACCCTGTCGGAGTCGGATACATCCCTGTGTTCCCGATGATGATGTTCATGGTCTGTAAGTGCGGCGGAGAGTTTCGACCAAGCCAACTACAGCCATTTGAAGGCAAAATCCAACAGGGGCTTCCCGCTCCTATCAACTACTTGTGTAACAAGTGTCAAGTGTCCTGTCTCACAGAAGAGATTATGCCCAGGTTGACACATGTTAACTCAGAACAACTAGAGGCTATGCGTGAACAACACAACAAACCCACCCCAGACGGTACAGAGCCAGGTGCAAGCTTCGACGGATTCGGAACAGAACCGGAAGAAGTATGAAGAACAGCGAGAGCGCCTTAAAGCCGCTTACACTGAAACCGCTCAAAACGATCGGTGCGCGTTCATCTTGTACGGCCCTAAAGGTTCCGGAAAAACTCGTACAGCAGCTACTGCACCGGGCCCAATCTGGTTTCACTCGTTCGATCCTCAGGGTACTGCTACCCTCCGTAAAGTCTATGCCGACGATATCGCCAGCGGCAGGATCGTCATTGATAATTCGTTTGAGAAAGAAATCGTCACTCGTGGCATCCAGCTTACTGGTGCTCAACAATGGGACAGATGGTTACAAACTGTCAACCAAATGTACAGGGACGGTGTTTTCAACTGCATACGAACATACGTGTTGGACTCCCTATCGTTTGTGGCCGAGGCGTTGATGAACAAGGAGATCCAACGGAAGAAACGTAAAGACGGACACCCGGCGATCCAAGACTGGCTTATGTGCCAGAACATCCTCAAAGAACAACTCGTCCGCCTAGTCAACCTCCCCTGCTATGTTATCGTAACAGGACACGGCGAGATCGAGAAGGACGAAAAAGAAGGAGGACTTGTCGGCTCTCTATACACAGTCGGCAAACGATCAAAAGTAACTATCCCCCCGGTCTTCTCGGAGATGTACTATGTTGAACGTACCACATCCGGAGCAAGGATTCATACTCGCCCGTACAAAGCGTTTGAAGCGGGAACAAGAATCGGGGCAGACACTTTCGCGGCTACAGAAGAAGCAGATATTACGAAACTACTCGAAAAGGCAGGATACGAGTGGCAAGACAAGGAGTTCTAACATGGCTGTAGACAACTGGGCACACCGGAGCACTACAATGAGGTGTCAGACTTGTATGTGGTGGGTAGAAAAAACGCCAAGAGGATCTGATTACAGACCTATCGGGCGTTGCCGTCACAGATCCCCAACCGTCAAAGGGTGGCCAGCAGTATTCCCTGACGACTGGTGTGGTGATCACAAGATTGACGAAACCAAACTACCCGGACGCCCTGCCATTCCATCAAAGGAGAAAATCTAACATGGCACTTGGCGTAGTTGACATACTCAACGTGATCAAACACACGAAGAAACCAAAACGAGTAACCGCCGCCCCCTGGGAGCACTCCCGTCGGGCGATACTCAAATCCTTTGTCGAATTACTCGAAGAAAAACGAGTAACCATCCCGGCTGACGCCCTCTCGTTGCCCGAGGATGAAGAAACAGAAGAGGGAGAAGAAAAGAAGGAGGACGAATCCAATGGATAATGACTTTGGATTCCTCGATGATCGAATGGATGACGTTCCGGAGCCAACCCTGCTCCCGGTCGGTACTGAGTGCAAGATCAAGATTGCCGCTATGTACGTTGGCCGGGGCAGGAACTCTGGAAAGCCCTACGTTCGTGCTTCCTTCGTCGTCACCGACGGCGATCTGAAAAACGAAGAGGGTGAAGCAATCCTCCCTGTGGCTATTCCGATGATGTCTAGCTTCATCAGTCAGCCTGCAGATGAGGATGATGAAAACACCGCGATGAACAAGAAGATGCGGTGGAAGGGTTTCCTCAGTACCTTTGGCCTGTTGGAAGATTTCGGCAATCGTGGGTTCACTACAGTGACCGACGAAAACGAGACAGTATTTCTCTGTTGGGCCGATACTGCCGAGAAGGTCGAGGGTTACGAAGCCTGGGCGACGGTGGATCAAGAGGTTGGCGAAGACGGTGTTACTCGTAACACTATCAAAGCTTACACCTCAAAAGCCTGATCTGCCTCAGGGGAAGCTGAGTCCACACACTTGGCTTCCCCAACTTCTGTTCCATTTTGTAACACTAGTGGATAATAAATGAACAAGAATCCCCGCCACAGGGCATCTACACCAGCCGTCAGGTTGGCCTTCGATCTCTCCGAAGAGATGTATAACGACCTCAGAGACCACGTACCGAAAGGTTTCACACGTAAGATATTCCTTCATGTGATTGATAAAGTAATCTTGACAATCAAGAACGAAGGCGATGTAGGGTTAACCACCCTCTACAACGGCCACTTCGATATTAACACCACTAAATGTTATGTCGAAGAGCGAACCAAGCTCGTCGGGTTGATGCAAAAGGTAGCGGAAGAAATACCTGACGGCAAAGCCAAGGACGATCTTCATTCGCTGTTCGGGATACTGTTAAAAATGGAGGGCGTTGATGAAGCTTGAGGGAATGAGAAACTCTATTTGTGATCTAACCCCTGCGACCGCAATCGCCATTATTCTCGAACAAAGACGCGAGCGCATGGAGTTTACAATAGCCACATCAAAACGCAACTACACCAAAGCGCAGAAGACGCGCATCAACAAGTCTGTCAAGAAAAAGGAAGCCTTCCGGGATCTAGCTGCTTCCCTTGATGAAGATAAACTACGTGAACTGTTAAAGAAAAGATTCGGAGACGACAGTGTTCCAGAAGCCAACGCGGACTGATACGATTGAAAGAAAAACAATCTTTGTGGGGGAACGTGCTAGACAGGATATCGAAGATAAGGAATTACAAAACTTGGTTAAGTCCATCAGATCGGTCGGATTGATCGAGCCGTTGGCTGTAGTGGAAGGAGGCCCAGATGGCCACAAATATACCCTTCTGGCTGGAGGCAGGAGGATCATCGCTTGCGACAAACTCGACTACGACGAGATACCAGTTAACATATACCCGAAAGATATCGACGAAGAACAGCGACAAACCATCGAGCTCCACGAAAACCTGCACCGCGTTGACCTATCGTGGGCCGAAGAAAAACTTATCAAAGCCAAGATCCACGAGCTACAGCTCAAGGTCAAGGGGAAAAAATCTGCCACCAATCCCGAGGGTGCGTCAATGGCAGAGACGGCGAAGGAGCTGAAGACCTCCAAAGCCGACGTCTCCCGTGCCGTGCAAATGGCCGAGGCGTTGAAGGCCCACCCTGAGTTGGCCAAAGCTAAGACCGAGAAGCAGGCTCGGCAGATGTTGGATCGTATGGAACGTGAGGTTCGTGCCAAGAAGATTGCACAGGAGGTTAAGGAAGAATCCTCTGCGGGCGGCAAGTTCAAGAAGATGGTTATCTCGTCCTACGTCACCGGGAACGCCCTCGAAGGGTTATCCCACGTCGCAGAGAACACTGCTGACTTGATGCTTATTGACCCTCCGTATGTGATCGACTTTGCCAAACGCCGCGACGAGACCCGCAACCATGATATTGACTACACTGAGTGGGCTCACGACGATATGCTACAGAATATACCCGCCGTCCTTGCGTATGCCAGCAAGATACTCAAGCCGGAGGGTTGGCTAATACTATGGTTCGCCACAACTTATCAACAATTCCTATACGATATGCTCGGTAAGTTCAAATTCGCTGCGAATACAATGCCGGCGATCTGGTACAAAGGAGGTCAAGGTGAAACTATGCGCCCTGACATGGCCCTCGCACCAACCTACGAGCCTTTCATCTATGCGCGCCACGCTGGTGCGAAGGCAAAGTTGGTTAAGAAGGGCCGCTCGTGTGTCTTCCACTTCAAACCTGTTCCACCAGCGAAGAAGATCCACGAGACCGAGAAGCCTATCGAACTCATGGAGGAAATCATCGCGACTTTCTCCGGAGTTCACGACCGCAAAACTATCGTTTCTCCTTTTCTTGGCTCTGGGAACGATATTCTGGCTGGAGTTAATCACGGACACCGTGTTATCGGTTGGGACCTCAGCGAGAAACAGTCTGAACTCTTCGCGGATCGCGTGATGTCCTCGATTCACCCGTTTAGGAGTTATGATGAAGGTTGAGTATTGGGGCTGGATACGCCGGGACGATCTCAAACACAATAGAGACAAACTGTTCCTGTTTGGCGACAACGTGGAACAAAAAGGTCTTGGTGGTCAGGCCAAAGAGATGCGCGGTGAACCTAATGCTATAGGGGTACCTACGAAAAAATCTCCTCATATGAGAACAGAAGCGTTCTTTTGTGATAGTGAGTATGACGACAACATACGAGCTATTGACAAAGCGTTCGAAAAGATTCTTGAACATGATAGAACCATTGTTATCCCTACAATGGGCCTAGGTACAGGATACGCAAAGCTGAAACATATGGCGCCTCGTACTTGGGAATATCTTCAAATGCGTCTGAATGAGTTACAATGACTGACGAAGAACGCATCGAGCTCCTTGAAAGAAAGGTAGCAAGACTAGAAGGATACATACGGGCACGCTTTTGGCGCTACGGCCCACCACATCTCCCAAAGGTAGAAAATGATAAAGCAAGACTACGATTCGTCGACTCAAGAGACTCTAGTGTTCGACGTCCACTGTGACCGTTGTACTCACTCGAAGACATACCGAGTAGAGAGCTGGAACGTCTTAGTTGCTTTCATGGCACGGGACGACTGGTTGAACTACAAAGACGCTGACGAATGGAACCATCACTGTTCGGAGTGTAAGAAAGAGACACTTTCATGAACCTAGTACCCGGTCAAGGCCCACTTGATGCACAGATCTGTTTCGTTGGTGAGGCACCCGGCCACAAGGAAGCGGCGGTAGGTATACCATTTATCGGTCCCGCTGGTTCGCTTCTTTTCGACCAGCTAGCTCGTGCCGCCGGTATCGTGCGTAACCAGTGTTATATCACCAACGTCGTAAAAACTCTACCCCATAAGAGCATAAGTAGCTTCGTCGATCTAAGCAAAAAGCAGGCGGTTGAATCCGACGCCTTTGTAGAATTCAAGAGTATTCTAAAAGAAGAGCTTGAACAGATACGACCAAACGTGGTTGTGGCTGTCGGTAATGTACCGCTATGGGCCTTGACAGGTTTGAAGGGGATAACTAAGTGGCGGGGTTCTATATTGGAATCCACCCTGGTACCGGGTCTCAAGGTTATTCCAATCATCCACCCGGCGTCCGTCCTTCGGGGTATGTACAAGTGGCGCCACTACATACAACGTGATCTAGCGAGGGTCTTGTCGGAATCTGTCTCCCCTGACATCATATCTCCCAAACACGACTTGATCCTCGCTCCTGACTTCACCACATCGATGGAGTTTCTCGAGGATTGCAAAAAGGCGAAGGAGGTGGGCTTTGATATTGAAGTCATGCACGATCACATATCCTGTTTCAGCTTCTCAATCGACGAGCGAACAGCAATTTCTATACCTATCCAATGTAAAGCCGGGCACTACTTCGATCCTGACCAAGAGACAGCTATTATCACTACGATGGGAGATGTTCTTGAGAATCCGGACATCGAGAAGGTCATACAGAACGCAATCTTTGACTCAGGTTTTGTATACAATGATTATGGGATAGTAACCAATAATATGTTCTGTACAATGGTGGCACATAAGATGCTCTACCCTGAGTTTGAAGCAGGGTTGGACTTCATGACCTCTGTCCTAACCGAGGTTCCATACTACAAGGACGAGGGTAAGATATGGGGTAAACTAGTATGGGAAGAACGGGACTTCTGGCGCTACTCTGCGTTGGACTCCGTAGTCCTTCTCCCCATCAAACACAAACTCGAAGCACAGTTGGACCGAGTGGGTATTCGAGATTCCTTCGATATCAGAATGGCGCAGTTGCACCCACTACACGCCATGACATTCTACGGAGTGAGGACAGATCACAATGGGCTTCAAAACGAACGCGATAAGTTGGAGGGGCAAATCGCCCGGAACCAGCAGACCCTCGACGATCTTGTCGGACGACCTCTCAATCCAAATTCCACGAAACAGCTTCAAGACTACTTCTATAACGAACTTAATATCAAACCGTACATCAATCGAAAGACTAAGCGACCAACCACAGACGCTACGGCACTGGTGCGACTTAGCACAACTCATGGAAGAAAAGAAGCCTCAACCATCCTCGATATCCGACATGATAGAAAGTTACTGTCAACCTATTACGATGCAAAGTTAGACGACGATGGACGTACGCGTGGTAACTACAACCCGGCCGGCACACGGTCCGGAAGGCTTTCATCATCTAAGACGATCTTTGGTACCGGTCTTAATATGCAGAATATCCCACCTGGGATGGACAGGTATCTCGTTGCAGATGATGGGTATGTTATTATCTCTATCGACCTCTCCCAAGCCGAAAACCGTGTGGTTGCATATATCGCGCCGGAGCAGAAAATGCAGGCCGCCTTTGAAAGAGGAGAGGATATTCACGCTCTCACTGCATCGGCCATTTTTAAGATACCTCCTGATCAGATAAGCGACGAACCCGGATCTGCGCCGTTCGCTGGAGGGAAGTATTCACAAAGGTTCTGGGGAAAGAAGGGGAACCATGCGATCAACTACCACGAAGGGCACGTCACATTCGCGCTCCAGAATGAGATGCCTCAAAAAGAGGCGAAACTTATTCTTGACTCGATTCTCGCGATGTATCCGGGACTACCTAACTACTGGGCTTGGATTGAACGTGCTATCCGTTCAGACAGAACTCTTATCGACTGCTTCGACAAGAAGAGAATCTTCTGGGGAGATCCTCGCGATAACGATACGATGCGAGAGGCTTACTCATTTATACCACAATCTACTGTGCGACAGATCATGGATAGATGGGGAATGCTCTATGTCTACAACGAGCCAGAGCTCAGCGAAGTCATCCAAATCCGCGACAAACACGACTCGATGGATCTCCTTTTCCCACTCAAGCATGGCTGGCGTTGGATCGCTGAGCGAGTATTTCTCATCACCCGTAACCTTGAGCAGCCCCTTTTCTATCGAGGAGCAGAATGGACAATACCTGCTGATGTCTCCATAGGTATGAACCTTGCCAAGAGGGATAAAGACAATCCTATGGGGCTCAAGGAGTGTACCAATTTCAAGTATGGCTCCGGTACTGGCCCTATGGCCGCTGCGTTAGAAAAAGATGCCACCGAACCACTAAAACTATTCGAAGATCTCTATGTTTGACACTCGGGTTTTACCTGATTGGATTGACAGTTATTTAGAATACGTAGAGAATACAGAACCACCTAAGCTTTTCAATAAGTGGGTAGCCATCTCTACAGTAGCCGCCGCGTTACAGCGTAAAGTATACGCTCGTTTTGGGACAGATTTGTATTTCTATCCTAATATGTATATCGTCTTAGTTGGCCCATCTGCCACGCAGAAATCAACTTCGATGAAACCAGCCCGGCGGCTACTTCAAGATATCGGCGTCCCGATAACAGCGGAGGTCATAACCCGTGAAGCCCTCATCCGAAGATTTGCTAAGACTGAGTCTGCAGACATCAGCCCCGAATCTGTTGTCGTCATTAACCATAGTAGTCTCACCGTCCATTCCAGCGAACTCACTGTGTTTTTGGGATTCAACAACCCTCAGTTCCTCCGGGATCTCTGTGACTTCTATGACTGTCCCAATCAGTGGCAATACGAGACTAAAACCCAAGGAGTTGACAAGCTCTCGAACATGTACTTTAACCTTGTCGGAGCCTCTACCGCTGAATCACTTCAACAGGCTCTTTCAGCAGATGCTATCGGAGGTGGGCTTACTTCCAGAATGATCTTCATCTACGCCGAACAGAAAGACAAAGTCGTCCCTTTCCACGAAATCACAGAAGAAGAAAAGGAGATGGAGAAAGCCCTACTAGGGGATCTCCGCTCTATCCACCGCATGATGGGTGGTGTGCAGGTCAGTCCGGAGTTCAGAGAGTTATACACGGGCTGGAGTTTAGAAACTGAAGAAAACCCGCCGTTTCTAGATGAACGATTTCACGGTTATAATGGCCGGCGAAGGAACCATCTGGTCAAACTCGCAGTGATATCGTCCGCCAGTCGCGGCGGGTCTCTTATCTTATCAGCAAAGGACTTCGAGCGTTCACTCAATTGGTTAGTGGATGCCGAGCGAGATATGCAACGCGCCCTTGCTGGAGTGGGACGATCTGAGCTTGCCTTCCTTATTGCTAAAGTCAGAATGATTATCGAAAACTTCGACCGTAAAAACATCCCGCTGAAATTTACTGATATCCTTCGAAGATGTATGGATGATGCACCTGAGCCCGATCTCAGGAAGGTTGTCATAACCCTGGAACGCGTCGGGGAGATCAAAACCGAACGTATCAAAGGCTCCGCTGATTGGCGTATCGAGGTTGTTGTAAACGAGTGATGTTACAATATGGAACGCTACTTGGGTTCTGGTAGCGCGACGACGTTTTCACTGGTTACACCTCGCCAGCCTTTGATCTTCCTATGTGTTTTGAAATAAGCTCTGTCCATCTTCTGCTCAAGCTCAAGGAATCTCTTTTCAAACAAGTATTCCTTTTGCATAAGCTCGGTTTCACTAATGTCTTCGTTCATCGCCTGCTTATGCACCCAACCAAATCCTCGCTTGAGTTCTTCCATATCCCTGCCGACCCTCAACCACTCTGGTTTCCTAACGTAGGAGAACGAGAACTGGTTCAAAAGGAACTGATGCCAATAAGCATGTTCTCGATAAAGGATTCTGTGAACCAACTCATCAGTATCATTCCAGAAAGAATCACCCATCGCCTCTGCAATGTCGTCACCGAACCCAGGGATTCCCCTAGTCAACTTAACCCACGGCAAAGCTTCGACATAGATATACTTCGCCATGTCTGCAAACTGGCCGTAGTTAACACCTAAGCCATTCGGCAGATTTATTCGCCTCAGGTCGTATTCATCATAGATCGGACCGCCCGAGGGTTTTTGATTATTCAACAAAGCAATAATAATAGGGAACATTGGTGTCAACTGGTATTTCTCTGAAGCCAACGCATCCGCGATAGGTCTCTGCGACACCCCGGCAAACTCCCTAACCTGCCGATAAAGGTGGCGCAACACAAGGTTGAACGGGGTACTCACGGCCGTTACCAGTTCGAACTCAGCTCCTTCATCGTCGACCAACCTCTTAACATACCGCACTCCCCAATCATCATCTTCGTATCCCAACGAGTTCATGAGAAAGTCTACTGCGATATTCGAAGCGATCATGAGACCCAGTGCGCCTGTTGCCCCAGCGTGGTAGATATTCCTATCCTTCCAAGTCCTTGGTTTGTTCAGCGCAGGGGTCTGCCTCACAGTCTCCTTAATATTATCTAACACCAACTTAGACATTGCTATCTTAAACGTTGGTGTGTATAGCCACCACATACCCTTCGTTCTCAACTTAGGATGCACACTTGTATAGGCGCCGTGGAATCTATTCGCCGTCCACGCGGCTTCCTCAATAGTGAACCCTTTATCTACCAACATCATAGCTGTTGCAACACGCTGGATTCTATCCATCTGCCAAGCCAACTTCCATGCGATCAACCTATAAAACGGCGAAGCAGTTGCCACCGTCTGAGCGGCTCTACCAACGTTCTTCCCAAGATGCTTGGCGACAGAATCCCCTTCCTTCTTCTCATTCTCCCACATTGTGAGATCATAAATCATCCTGTTATACCAAGGACCTTTTTTCATTTTGTCTATTTCAAGATCCCTATATGGACTTGGATAAGGTTGTCCCGCTACACCGTTCCACAACACGGCCTGGGCGAACGTCGACATAACCATATGATCCTTCGCCGCCCGAGCCATATATTCCAGCATATTGAATGAATCTTCACCCAACCCATCTGCGCCGTACAAATGCTTAAATGCCTTACCTACGTAGTGTGGAAACAGGAGGGCACGAGACCTGGCCACTGCCGCGTGCTGGAACAAGTTGTAAGTAGCCAGCAACAACGGCTTTGTAAACGACCACAGTTTGATCTTAGTCACTAACCGCGCAAACGGATTATATTCCACGTGGAAGTTGTTCATAGATTGGATATAGTTCAAGAGAACCTTATCAACCTTATACCCCTCCAACATCTTGAACCCGCGTGGCGGGTAAGACCAGAAGATCTGCCAACCCTTGTCTTCAATCGGCCCTGTTTGAGCCTGCAGCTTCTCATTCGGCGCTAGCTTCCGAACAAGCCCGTCTTCAATACCTGCACGGATAACAGTGTTCCACGCGATATCGTTGGCGGCCATAAAGCCGTATTCCCAAACACTATCTATTATATCAACCTTCTCTGGATCAAACCCTCCGGGGTATTCCCCAGTTTCTTCATCCTTCTCCAGTAGATCACTTATGAAAAACGTACGACGCTTTTGTCGCATCTTGTAACTTAGCGACTGTAGGGTACTCAAAGTCCTCTTCGGGTTATGCTTTACATCGCTAGCAAACCAGCTCATCATTATGTGAACAAACCCTGCAGCTTCCTCATCTGGGGTTCTTTTCTTAGCAAGTTCCACAGTTCTAACAAACTCTTCGAGAGCAGCTTGGCTATCTGGCGAGGAATTCTGAGGACGCCCCAACTCTCTATTCGCCCAATTCAACATAGTGTCAAAGTGGTCATACTCGAGGATACCAGACGCCTTAGCTGCTTGTCTGACCTCTTGGAAGAACGCCCTGATTAGTTGCCTACCAGGTTCTATTTTATTCCTCATTGCCGCAGGGACTTCTGCTTCATACCTCGATTGTGGTAGATCTGAGTAGAGAGCGAGAGCCCGACGTTCCTCTCTCGTCAAACCCAACGCATCTATCCCACGCATAACCATCTTAATCTGTTGCAAAACAGCATCTTGGCGAGTGGCCCAAAGGGGGATTGCTCTTTCTAATCTACCCTTCCCGACACCTCTAAACAACGCGCCGTGTTCAAAGTAATTCTCAAGCCTCCGGATGCCTTCCTTGTTATTCAACAAAGAACCCAACGGAGCGTGATCGTCCATCGCCGCTCTGATATACTGCCCAGGTAGAGCATCATCCCCTGTGCCTTCCAGTGCACCTATGAATGCATTCTCGAAGAAGCTACTCGCCTCTGGTGACAGCGGCTCTTTATGAAAACCAAAGTCTGATGTTCTATTATAGAGATTCAGCAAATGCTCACGGGCCATATTAAGAACCGCCAACCTCTCCTGGTTCATCTCTATCGCCTTATTGAACATAATGAAGTTTAGGAAATCGTTAGCGAATGCCTCTTGTCCTCCAACTTCACCATACTTATCCACATACTCAGTTTGGAAATACCGACGTTGTTCACCAGTCATAGAGTGTACCCAAAGGTGGGCAAACTCATGAGCTATTGTTCCAAGATCTCCGGAGCGGAAAATAGATATAGCCGCCTGTGTCTGGTTTCTCAACCAAGTGGCACCCTTCACAACCTTCTTATCGTTCCCACGTTGGAAGACAGGATCTTGGGCCCAATCAACAAGATCGGGTGTTATCTGAAGATACAAATCATCAAAGAAGGTTTTACTACTATATCGTCCAGATTCTACTTTACCTGTTGTCAATTTGGATCGTGGACCGGACTCGTTACTATTCCTTCCTTTCGCAATCTTCTTGAGTTTACCAGGAAGGGACTCACCATAAAAGTTAAGAGTCCCCTTCCCTCCATTGCGAATGAACCTAGTCCGCATTGAGTTGAATTCCCCAAACCCAAAACTACCGGCTTGAATCATCAAAGCGTGTTCCTCACTCGGGAAAGCTATCTCAGTAAACCCACGCTTATGTGCTTCGATGACTAGATCTTTTAGAACATGATCCAACCACATGCCGTTCATTCCCGGGGATGGCGCATAGTCACCCTGCTTATAGTTATACGCATCCACCCAAATCGCTATAAGGTCTTCATTATCGCTTATAAAATCTATTAAGTCGTAATACCTACGCTTTGCCTCTTTTGCTGTTATATTCCCACTAACCAATTCTTCTTCTATCTCAGCCTTAAGGTCCTGCATCTTCTCGTCAAGCTTTTGCATATCTGTTATATTAAATCTCTCAATAAAACTCTCTAAAGTATGAACAACTGTAGAATGCTCTTCTCTATCTTTTACTGTCTCTTTTGCTATTGACTGTAATTGAAGACGAGCGTGATTATAATAAGTCTCCGTTATAGCACGTTGTAATGTATTAGGATTCAACTTCCTACCGTTCATTCCACCTTTCTTATATGCCTGTACTAAGTCATATCCATATCCATCTGTGTCTCCTATCCAAGTATAAAAATCACTCATTAACAAATCAGGGTCTCGCAATATACTAACATCCCCTAGGTATAAAACCTGTCCGACATAATCTCTTATCGCTGTATTTCCTACTAAAGATTTTGCAACTTTTTGATTTCGTTGACTTAAGAAATTATACCCGTACTTATTCCCTTTCTGATGATGATCGCTCTGTATTTCAATCACGAACATCACCTTCCCGTTTTCGCCCATTCTCACATCAAAACGGGCGTGGGCCATATTGACTCGACCGTAAGGAGTCTCTTTTCTATAGTGGGAACTTGACCTACCTGGTCCTGTAGAGGTAAAATACAACCTCTCAACATAATCCGTATTATCCATATCAGACGCACCAGAATGCTGCACATCCGTTTCGGTAGTCGTTAATGAGCTACCATCATACCCGTCAATTAGTTTCTCTTGTAGCACAATTCCTTTTATAAAATCAACAAGATCCTCGTTCACAGAGGTCATCTTCCCGTCTTCGCCTAATTCGTGATTGAATAAAACACTATATTGACTACTTGACATACTTATTGTAATAGGATCAACATGCTTATTAGGTAATGGATGAATCAACAACTCTTCTTTTTCTGGATAATAAAAAGTATTCATTAAAGCACTTTTTCTAGTAGAAGATTCGTTTGGATCAGCTGTCTCGGCATATATGGCTTCAAACGTAAGCATAAGATTTACATAGTCATCACGCTTTCTATAAATATCCATACTCACCGATTCAGACTTACGAAAAGGAAGCGCCACTTCATAAGGACCAAGCGTAACAGAATCCAAGAAATTAACTTTCCTAATCATCTCCCGCAATGAAAAGTGTTCTGGAAAATATGCTCTTAAAACTTCCGCTAGGAGATGTTTCTTCGGAAGGGCTAGATGCATATGATCACCTTCCTCTACAAAATCCTTTACATAGTCAGCAGGTCTTTGATTAAACTTCAACGGTGTTACGTCATAAAGCTCTTGCAACTTAACACTATTTGAAATATTCACCGGGATAACTTGATCGTATTCCGAACCTCTTTTATCATATATATGAACCTGAGCTAAACCACTTACCATCATTCTATCTTTTGCATAAGATTCTTGATACTTTAAATCTTTTTTCTCAACAGAGATATGACCAATTACAACTGGTTCGTTGCTATTAGAATTAATAGCTACCACGTCTCCTTCAAAGGTATTGTATCCAGTACTACTTACTTCTTCTATGTCCATTCTAGTTGTCCCATAACGAGACAAATTAATTCCATCTGTTTCAACCAAAAGCAAATCACCCGGCATGTCGTCGAAGTCAGGCCCGAGAATCATATCTGGATATTCTTCAGCTATAGAATACAACCCTGCTGAGTGAATAGTTCCACGATCAATCCCGTATATCTCCAACGCCTTAATATAATCCTTGATGGGCATTCTGTCTTTCTTGCGGAACACTTTGATAGGAGACTTAGGATTCCCCAGAGATGCCATTGCTTTGGCTGCTTTTGTTTTGTAGAAAAACTCAGCTACAGTCTTATTAAGTTCGCTATGATGCGGTGCTTGGAAGAGAGCAAATCCTTTACCCTTTCGCTCTTCGGCTAGCAACCGAGCGTTGGAGCGTTCCACGTATTCTTTATTAAGATCGAATCCAACAAAGTGACGACCATTCTCAGCAGAGATTTTACCAACTGTGCCAGAGCCAGAGAACGGATCAACAACCACGTCGCCGGGATCTGTAGCTTCATCGATGAATAGTTGAGCAAGACTACGAGGCATTGGCGCAGGGTGCCATGGGATATTAGCTGGTGCTCCTTCTACCACATCCCCACGTACGTAGGGCTCACCTTCTTTTCCCTGTATCTTCTTGGTGTGATACTTTGGCTTCTTACTTTTCGATAAGACAAAGATATCCTCAGTCAACTGTGTAGGTGCGCCTTCCCTTTTACGCCGAGTATTCGTCTTCCGCCAGCGGGTCTTGGAAAACACATGGAGACCGACGTCTTGAGCCAACACAGCAAGTTTCTCAGGAGTGAGGAAGAATTCACCTTGGCGGGTGTCACTAATATTGATCACCATTACGCCGTCTTCTTTCAACACACGCTGAGAGCGGATAAGAACATGCTTCATGTATTCTAGATATTGTTCCTCAGTGTCAACACGACCAAGATCACCCTCACCAATATCATAGTCAATATGCTTCTTTCCAAAGTACGGAGGGGATGTTATAATCGCCTGGACGGTTCCTTCTTCTATCTGAGCCAACCCGTGAACTGCGTCAAACTGATAGTGACGATCTACGTCGAGGTTTCCTATGATTGGTGTACTATCAGCTTCTTCATCTGCCTTCTCTATCAACCAGAAGATATACTCAGGTAGAGTGTCGTAAACTAAATCGATCTCCTCCTTGTTAAGTAACTGAAGTTCTTGCAAACGGTAGTATTCAAACAGCTCTGAGAATTTAGTAAAGTCAGCCTGAACCTCTCCGCCATTCAAATCTTGAAGAAGTATCTCCTCACTCCGTCCTGCCTCTTTCGAGAGAATGAAGTC